TCGGTGTTGGTGTTTATCAATGTTGTGCCTGATACTGCAAGTTTAGCAGCCGGGGCGGTGTAGCCTATTCCGACATTACCAGCCGAAGTTATCCGCATTACTTCACCGCCACCAATTACCCAAGTGAATAACCCTGACCCAGTATTGAAAGTACTTGTAAATCTTGATTCAGTTCCCGTTTGCGATAAAATCAATCTATTGTCATTGCCGGATGATGTTTCATAAATCTGCAATCCTAATCCTGATGCTCCCCTCAAATCTAATCTTTGATTCGGTGTGATTGTACCTATTCCGACATTACCCGATGGATTGATTGTCATTGCAACTGCGGAAGCGGAATCAACAATGGATGAGTTGCCGATAGTTGTACCTGCGGTGAACTTAGGCACCCTGTTAATTGTACCACTCCCTCCAATCGTACCACCACCTACCTTTACCCACGTTCTCTTATACTTCACATAAAGCGAACTATCAGCCGGCCTTATCAATATCTGCGAACTATCAGCAGCAACACCGGCAGCGGTGTCTTTCGTGGGAATACCCAAGCCATTAACGTACCGAACCTTGCTACCTGTCTGCTGCCATTGTGCGGATGCAGTAAGGGAGCATAAAGTGAGGGCAATTAGTAAGAATCTTTGTAACATAGTAAGTATTTATTGAACTAAAATAATAATTTTCTCTCCTGTGAAAAATGGTACTCCGCTATCAACGGCAAGTGTACCCGTTGAAATTGTCCACGTGCAACCCGTACCGGGTGAACCACTATAGACAATTGTTTCAAAGGCAGTACCGCCCCTGCTACCGTATAACATTGTCTTACCTGCCCCACCGGGGATAGCGATGGAAGTTTCACCACCGGCAGCAGTGTATTGTAATACCTGTACCGTTGTACCCTGAATAAGTATCCCTACGGGCGTTATGGTGGTTCCTGCTAATGAGTACGGCCCTGTACCCTGGAATGTTGCCTGATACGTTCCAATGTCCTTATTTGCCCCCGTAATGCTTATTGATTGCAACCACACCAACCCCGACACGATAACCAACCCCCCTGCAGTGCCGTTATCTATAACGAACTTAATCAGATGCACCTCCCGATCCAACTGCGACTGCAACATAAACAGGTACGAATAGTCATCCAGTACCACCAACCCATCGGCTGAAATTGACCAATTTGCAACGTCTGGACGGCTCTCTTGGAACCATGCGGAGTTAACATTGGTTACCTCCATCGCATTAACACTAACGTTCAATGTGCAAGTACGGGAGCACGCTATCAGCGTGTCGGTATTCGCTATGGAATTGTATTTGTAGATGTTTAGCTTTTGGCCGGTTACTGGTGTCATATTATGTACAATCTGTTCCTAGTGTTAAATTTGATCCGGATATAGTGAATGGAGTGAACATCCTTGCACATATAAACGAACCAGGTGTCAAAGTTACATTGTATAACCAAGTTCCATCGCATTTCTGATACCCACCTGTCCAGTTAAATGGTGAAGTATTTGTATAGCGTTTGCAACTTGGAGGCAATAATGCAGGGTTAGCCGGGTCTATAAGGGTGTATGGTAATATTTCATCCCTAATTTGTAGGGCATTTGCTTCTATGGTGTTACTGATAAAATTAAACTGTGAAGCCCCGAAAATATACCTGTTGTCATTGACGGACAAAGTAGGCGACGGGTCAGTTATTGCCATTGTATTAAGAAGCCCTATAAATTCAGTATTATTGAATAAGTTATACTGACTAAACTGCATATTTATTTGTGGCTTTGATATGCAGTTAAAATATTGGTTAAATAATAAGGTACCTAAATTGATATAAAGCGTAGAAGATGCCCCGAATCTGTAAACATCTGTTAAAGGTGTATAACTTGTATTAGTGTATATTGATTGAGTTTGATTAACTGCATTGTATGGAAATGGTAAACCAATTAACACATCAACCTCTTTTTTGTAAGGTGTAGGTGTTACATCATTATAAATAACTCTACTGGATACAGGGTATGATGATTTTCTTGTTACAGATGCAAGATACAAGGCATTTACCTCGCTTGCTCTAACATTAAAATATATTACAAGTGTTCCACTTGCCGGGGCTGCTAATGTCTTTACATTTGTTTCTTTTATCCTGTCAGAGTTTTGTGGCGCTCCATAATAAGCAGTGCTATCATTATAAACCCAATAAGGTTCGTCATTGTTTTTCCTGTAATTCCAAAAGTTTCCACCCCCAACATCAATACGAATAAATATTCTTAACAAGTCATTTACATTGGTATAGGTTGCACCATAAACAAAAGTCAAATCTATTTCCTCGTTTTGTTGCACCTTGCCTGGTCTATCACAAATTAAAGTACTTGCTACCGTTCCAGCTACAATTCTTTGGCAAGTGAAATTATCAACAACAACTCTATCATAAATACCACTAACTCCTAAAGACTTTGTCCAATATATTGGCTCATTAGACGAATCTAATCTTGACAAATCTCCATTAGCTATTGTATTTTCAGGAAATTTAACATCACCTGTTATTTGAATACTATTATACCCTTTTTTTAATATTTTAACTTGCCCATTATTTATAAAGTAGAACGGTGTTAATGTATCATTTTGGTATGGCTTTATATCATACTTGATATTCTTTGTGCTTAAAGTATCAGCAACTAACTTCCAATTGGTAGTAAATACTCTGATACTATCAGATGCCTTTTCATTTACGGAAGTAAACCACCATTGCCCATTTGATTGATATAATTGCACTCCGAAAGACTCACAAATCCTTTCTAATACTTCATAGCAACTTGGATATGTTGTTGAGTTTTTAAGAAATATCGCAGGTGCTAAATACAATTGCCTTATAGTGCTTGTACTTTCGCTCATTGCAACCGTTTGATAATAATTAACTGATGAATTGAATGTATATCCATCAGGAAGATAGATATTCATTAAACAATTGTTAATTATCTTTTGTATCGTTTCAAGTCCGTTAACATCTCCTGTTGATGGGATATAGGGAATACTTTTCAACATCCCAAGTCCATCAATGCAGCTAAAAGTTATAAAGTTTCTTCCGGTAGTAAAAGGCAATGAAACGGTATCAAATAATATAAACCCTTGCCAAATCAAATAAGACGTACCATTGGCATAAAATTTCACATGATACTTTCTGTCATCCGTTGTAGTAAAGTCCGGCAATGGCCCTACAAACGAAGTGAAGTCCGCTTGTATCGTAAATGTGGTAGGTAGTATCGGTTGGAATTGGTCATCGCCGGAAGCATTACAATTCATTACAAAAGGCTCCGGCCCTGTACCTACTGAATACACGCTCCCCGAATAACCTTTCTCCCAAATTTCAGCAGTAAAGGTATGCCCTGACTTCCCTATGGCGGATAGGGTATATTTTTTACCGTATGCAGGAGGAACAAGCAGAGAAGCAGTTTCGTATGGTGTTGTTGTTGCACCTGCTATAATTCCAGATGTTACAGACGAGCCGCCTGTAGCTGCTTGTTTATTTGGTGCAAAAATGTATATCTGTGGGGTATATGCAGTTTCGTAATTGTACCCTGTGACATAATTAGTTCTTACTTCATTGTAAGCAAATGTTACAATTTCACCTTGACACGTTTGAAATTCAAAATATACAAATCCATCAGATGCAGCAGCTATATCTGTACTTGAAACTGTTATTGTTAGTTTATTACACGCCATATTAAGTAGTTAATCCTCTATAAACAGATGTCC